GTTGAACACTACCGAATTGACCACCAGGAACCCATACAAAACCATTATTTCTTTTTTCACCCAAAGGTTTTAATGCATCTTGGAAATCAAATTCTTTAGCTTTAATTACATTTCCTACAGGTCTAATTTTTCTTCCGTTCCACTCCATTATATTTGTATTTTTTTTTGGCTATAAAAAGGGAGTTCCACGTGGAAACTCCCCTTTTGTTTTTTAATTATTGTGATACAGTTATACCTGTTAAGATACCCGCAAGGTTATCGTTAGGAACAAGTATTTCCTGTGTTGAGTTAGGTTCACCACCTAAAATTGTCAACGCTGAAACTCCATTCAAATCGTTATACAATTGTCCTGTTTGAAGCGTTCCCGCTGTTACCAAGCCTCCGTTGGTGAAGCAAAAACTCCACCATCTATTGTTGTTATCTTTGATAATTCCGAACACGTTATTTTGAGAAACCAAGTTTTGGAACAAGTTTCTTAACGTAGTATTCATCTTCGGTAAATTAATCGTCAATGTCGGTTCAAATGTTACTGATTGACTGGTTGTGTTCACAGAAATCGCTTCACTGAATGAAGAACTCTGCTTAACCAATTCAAATTTGTAGAATACACCTGCGCCCGATATTGATGTGATTTGTTCATCTACGTTAGATGTCCAACCTGAAATTGTATTACCTGATGCTCCAAGTACATACATTTCTTTAATACCTCCAGTTGACGCGTTTCTGCAGTCAAGGGAGAATCCATTTTCAATATAGCAGCTCATATTTCTTATTATTATTTAGCTAATAGTTTATATGATTAGTTTGCTACTAACCAAGATGATACATCAAATACACCTACTCCGTAAGTAGCGTGTAAATTTAGCTTAATTATGTCCTCAAACGGGTCGTACATGCTACGTGTAGTAAACATTTCCTGATTCATGCCGACCATTACGTATGATGCAGCTCCTGAGTATGTCTTGTTCTGTCCTGTAAGACCCTGAGTTGGGATTACACGACAGTTGCTACCTGGTAACATAATTGACCAATCCTGAGTGTCAGTTCCAACAGATGTCGGGTCAACAAATAGGTTGATAAATGAGTTGTTTCGCATGCTCGCAATTAACGCACGGTAATCAGAATATGAACAATAAATTACAAGGTCATTTCTGTGTAATAAATTCTCGTTAATATTTTGATAATACGTAGTAAATACTTCTAAACCATTTGTTGGAGTAGCAGCTGTATATGCTATTCTATTAGCTCCGTTGCCCGTAGTAATTAAAGCGGTCATACCGTTAAAACACTGTGAGTTGTATTGAGTTCCACCTGAAGCAGTAGTGTTTCTCCACAATTGAATTTCAATCTCGTTAGATACGCGATTTGAAATATCTTCCAATATAGCCTGTTCAAATGGAACCGCTTCTTGGAAATTTGAGTTAGACAAATACTGAGAAAGGTACGTATCGTACAAATCGTAAGCACAAAGCTGCATGTTCATCTTCTTATTGCAAAGGTCAATCGTTACTAAATCTTGAGTTGTCGTGCCGCTTGGTGTAAATCCGCAGCTCAAATCTTGCAAAAATACATCATCAGTTAAAAAACCAACTTTTTCAGTTGTTCCTTTTAAATTGGGTTTTACCGATGAATAGCGTGGTAAGGTAAGTCCTAAAAATGACTTTATCAACATTTCTGAGCCATATGAATTGTACTCAGGTAATGCTGTTAAATCATAATTGAACTCCATTTTTTTCTTATTATTTTCCATAATTTTAATGTTGTTGTTTAATTATTTTTTATTTTATTTTTTATTTTTTTGAATTCTTAAGTAATTCTAATTTCCAATCCATAATGTTTTCTTTAGCAAAGTTTGTCTTTACTACAGGTTTTCTATCAGGTTGTTTTTTGAATTCCTCAAAATCTTTTTTAATGGATTCAAAATCCGTTTTGAACTTGTTTAGTTCTGTAAGAAGACCTACCATTTCTGACATCACTTCTTTCATTTTTTTCATTTCATTTTTGTCTTCACTCAAAGACCCCTCACCTGTTGAATCAGGGTATTTAACACCAGTGATTTTACCTTCACCATCAGTTACAATTGTAATTCCTGATTCTGTGGTATGTTCACCTTCGGGTGCTGTTACCTTTTCTCCTGCTTCAGTGATAACGTAAAGTTGTTGACCAACTTTAAATTCACCATCTTCATCAGTTTCAATTTTTGTTCCGTCAGTAAGGACTGCGGATGACATCATATCACTTGTTGTTTCTACTTCAACATCAGTTTCAGATTCTTCTACATTTGATGCAGATTCAATCTTAACGATTATTGATGCACTATCTACGTAAAGTTTTAATCCTTCACGTGTAGTGTGAACTCCTTCGGGTGCTGGTTTTAGGGTTGATTCTTGAACGATGTACAATGTATCATCAATCATAAATTCACTTTCCTTGTTGTTGGATACTTCTGTTGTTCCATCTTCAAGTTTGGTTACCATAAACTTTTCTACCTTAGAGTTAAGATTCAACAATGATGCGATTTTGTTAATAGCTTCTGTTGCGTTCATTTTAATTAATTTCGTTTAATATGTTAATTATTTCATCTAATAAATACTCATCAGTTTTTACACGTGAAAAGTTTAATATAAAATTACCTTCAACGGATGCCCCTTTGACTTTACCAGACTTAATATATTTATCCCAAATTTCATTCCCTTCATTAGTTTCAAGGACTTTGTATCCTCCCATCCACGTGCCTACAGGAATTTGGTCTTTGGTAAAACCAATTGAATAGGCTTTATCGGACTCACCATCAACAATCCAACTCTCTACCATTACCGCATCAGAAAACTTTTTGTCAGTATGTTCAAGATTTGTATCTCTTAACCTTTGTTCAATCATAAACTTTTGTTGAATTTTTTCAATCACTTCAGGTGTGAACTTTACAAAGTATCGTTCCCCTGATACATCATCCATTCTTGGTATCAAAATATTTGGTATCATTAATGGTGTGTAAATCATTCTTTTTTCTTTGATTGTTTTAAAGATTTGTTCTTGTTTTGGTGTCTCTTTCTTCATTTTTGTTGAACAAGATTGAAACATTGTTTTTCCGTCAATTTCCATCTGTTCATATATTCCCCCACAACCTAATAAGTAAGACGCGTCTGACGCGAGTATCGGGTCGTAGTAGTAAGGTAAATCCGCTACCCAACCAACAGGTGTTAAATCATCATATAACTTGATGTCCTGTTTTGATAGGTTCGCTTGATAACGTGGTGTTCCTGGATAGTATCCTTTTCCTGGTAATGACTGAGGTGCTTGTCCTGCTACCCCTGTCGCCATACCTTCGTCAGAAAATACACTTTCCTGAACCAAGTATTTATGCCACGCGTGCACGCATTGTGGCCCACCCTTGTATAACCACTTGGAATAAGAATCCCTATTGTGTCCAAAGTTCTTATTTGTATCCCTTAATAAATCAATTTCCATTCTACGGAAATATCTACCTTCAATACTCATACAGAAATCTCTATCTGGAAAACCAGATAATACTCTTTCGTATTGATAATAAACTGTTGGTCTTTTGTGATTACGTTCAATGATTTGTTGTTTGGTTGAACCATTTAATGAACTGATTACTGCTTCAAATTTTTCTACATCTGTTCTACGTAAGTGTTGTAATAATTCAACCACTTCTTTTTCTTCATCAGAATAATCTTCAACACTAAAACTAAAGTTCTCAGGGTGTGTTTCACACGCCATATAAACAACGTTTCCATCTTCATCTTCGTGTTCGTGTGAACCTGAACAATTCATTACTTCTGAACCGTATAGTTCCGCATCCTCAGGGGTAGAAAATATTGGTTGTCCATCAATGTATCCAAGTAAGTCAAACTCTTCTTTTTTCATACATCCACAATCTTCAGACATATACATTCCACCAATGATAGGTTTTATCAACATTGATTTCGGGTCTCCTGAATTTGGATAGTTAACAAAGTCTGGTAAGTTGGAAATATCGTAATCAAACTTAATTCCTTTTTTACCTAACTTTGATATTACATCAGGGTTATTATCATAATGACGGATAACACCTAATTCATTTACCTTGTTAATCTTCTCAGAATTACTCCCTGTTGCAATAATTCTACTTGAAGGTATGTTGTACTTAGAACCGAACTTATTCATTGAATCTGATACATTCTGACGTGCAGTGATGATATAGATTACAGAACCTTTTCTACGTTCTTGTTCCAATAATGGAATTGACTTTGGGTCAGTTAATGTTTCATCCCAATCAAATGATACTTTATCACCGATAGC